GGGTGAACCTGGTGATTGTGGTTATGCCTATTTGGCAGATAGGGTTGATAAACCTTTACTTGGTATGCACATGGCTCGTTGTTCGGACGATGCATTTGTTATACCTATTTGGAGGGAAGATGATCCTAGCGTCGTTAGTTTTCAAGCTATGCCGCGAGGGACAGAGACCTTCGTAGATCCTTTTACTCCCGTTCAGAAAATAAATGGTCTCAAACCAGTTGGAGCTTGGACAGGAAAGCAAGGTTTTGCACCTACTTTTTCTGATTTCAGGCCCTGTTTTTCTGAAGAGAAGGAAGACATCTTTGGTGATGAACGTTCTTATATCCCAAACCTTTCTAAAAAGGCACAAGATAATAGGAATGAAGCTACTTATAACAAATGTCAAACACCCATAGTCATGGTCAAAAAGGCTGTGGGCTGGTCAGATGCTTTTGCCCCCAAATGGCATTGCACTGTATTGACGTTTGAAGAGGCGTTGTTTGGCAATCCTGCGAAGGATTTGTCTTCAATGGCTTCATCATCGAAGTATGTCGGTCCTTTTCTGGATGAGAGGAAGGCTGTGTTGGTGGATTTTGATAAGAAATTCGCTCACAAGGCTTTAAGAGAAAGGACCATGGGTTATATAGAGCAGTTCACAAAGGAACCAGTTAATCCGGTTGCGACTCAATTTGTTAAAGACGAGTTGTTGCCACTGGAAAAAGTGATTCCTGTGCCATGCCCAAGGACTATAAACGGTCATGATCTCGCTTACAACATAGCACTCAGAATGTTGTTTGGAGATTATGTAAGTAAATTGACGAAGCACACCTCGTCGACTGCTACCTGTTTAGGAGTTGATCCAGTTTCAATGGACTGGGCCGATGTACTTAAAACAGCTGGCAAGCACAATTGCGAAGAATTTCTCGCGGGTGATCTGAGCAAACAGGAAGCAACGACTCAATCGTTGTTTGCTGAGTTGTTTTGTGAACACTTGGTAGAGAGATATTCGCTCACTGAAGAGCAGATAACTCAGTTCAGCAATGCTTTAGCAGGTCTGAATGGATTTTATCTGATCAAAGATGATGGTATCTATCTGACGCAGAAAGGACATTCATCTGGACATTTCTTGACTACTGT